GAAACTTGATTTTGTTATCACAAGAAAAATATATTTAATAGTAATTTGTGGTATACTAGTGATAATAAATTGTTATCGGTAGGAGAAACAAATTTGTACTACTTCCCTCATATTGAAAAAATAGTATCTATAGTCACTGATGAAATAAATGACGGCTTGTACGGTAATACTTTTGATAAATCTATTTCTATTGTTGGCGAAAGAGGATATGGAAAAACCACAATCATATCGAAAATCTATGAATACTACCAGAAAAAATCATATTCAATTTTTAAAATAAATCAAGATTTGATGACTTTTGAGCGATTTTTTGAGGAACTTAATTCAAAGAATTGGCCATCAAAATTTTCAAATATCCTAAGTGAATCAAGAATTGATGTAGGAATAGATTTACCAATTGGTGAGTTGGTAAAAAACTTATTCTCCACTTTTAGAAAGAGTCATACGTTTGAATCTGAGTACGATGAGTATTATAAAAGCAAATTTAATATACTTTCGAAATTTCTTCAAAAAAATAAAGTAATCATCTTGATAGATGATTTTGATAAACAATCAGATGTTGTGAAACAATTTTTTATTAAATTATTGAATTATCAATCTAGCTCAGTTTTTGATAATTTAATTATCATTTTTACCGCAACAAAAAGTATAAATATGGTTAAAATTCTTTTCATTACTTTAAACAATTACTTCCACTCCTTACTTTTTAGCACATAGTAAGAATAAAGGTTTATAATGATGTTGTAGAATTGAAATTATAACGAATTGTAACGAATTATAACACAATTTTGCCACCATTTTGCCACCAAAAGAATAAAATAATTTGCCCCCATTGCATGCAGTATGTAATGGGGGCATTTTTCTATTTATGACTAATAGCAGATCCAATTTTATTAATAGCATTATTCAATTCTGATTTCATTTCATCAGTAACATGTGTGTAAACTGCTAATGTAGTACGTGGTTCATTATGGCCAACACGTTCCATGATTGCTTTTAATGGTACATTAGCCTCTGCTAGAAATGAAATATGTGTATGTCTGAATGTATGTGAACTGATTGGTTTATGAAAACCAACTTTCTTTAATATTTTATTTACAAAATGTACATCAAATGGATAACCACCATCTGTTACAAAGATGTAATCAGTTTTTGCAAAACGAGGGTTCCATAATTGTTTTGATTTATTCATGGTAATAAAATGATTAATTATTTGTTTGGCTCTAGCATCTAAAGATACCTTTCTAATTGAATAGATATTTTTAGGAGATGATCTAATGGCCTCGCTTTTTAAACTCCCATAAGAAGATAAAGAGGCATTTACATCAATTTCGGATTTTTGTTCATCATAATCTTGAACACGCAATGCTACCATTTCGCCAAAGCGTAGTCCTGTTAAGGATTGAAATTCACATAAGAGAGCAACAGTCGGATTGATAGCATCTAATTTATTGAGTAATAATTTCAATTCTTTTTGTGTTAGGAATTTATCTCGTTGTCGTTGTACTTTTTCTACATTCAGTACAGGCTTTTGAAGTTCTAGATTATCGAAAAAAGAAATATCATGGATAAATTCCATACGGCGAGCATATTTGAAAGCTTGGCGAAGTAAACTAAAGATAGCTTTCGTATAGGAGTAAGAGCGATTTAAAGAAATAGCATCCAAAGCGTTTTGTAATGTATATGTGTTTATATTTCCTATAAGGATATCTGCAGGTATAATTTCTAAAATCTTATTTTTATAGATCCTGTAATTGCGTTGAGTAGATGGCTTCCTAAATGATTGCCTAGACTCAAGATATTTAGTAAGCAATGTATCTAAAGTCATTTCCATAGCAACATTAGTGTTAGTTGCCTTATTAATTAATGCTTGTAATTCAATCTGTGCAGCCTTATGTGCTTGTCTGCTATTTGTTGCATATGTAACAGATACACGTTTTATCTTGCCGCTATATGGGCAAGTATATCGCTCCAAAAATCTATAACGAGTTTGTCCGTCTTTTGTAGTTCGTGTTTCAACCCACATATAAAAATACCTCCTAGGCTAAAAATAGTATAAGAAATAAGCCTTAGAGGTATGGTATAATATAAATATGCGGTGTCTCTAAGGCATCAAGCCTCTATCTAGTAGTAGCTAGATAGGGGCTTTTTTATTTTGTCTAATATTTTTCTGTATATTGGACTATTTAAAAATATAGTCCAATATAATGAGATATATTGGACTATAAAAATATATAGTCTAAAAAAGATTAAAATATTAGACTTAACTATCTATAATACTTAATAATTTTGGACAAATAAATGTTCTGTTTTTAGCTTTATCTGAACTAATTAAAATATCTTGATCTACCATTTTATTCAAAAGTGTAAATACAGTTTGCTTACTAGCATTGATTTCTTCGATAAGTTGTTTACTTGTAAATATAGGATGCTGAAAAATAAAGTCTAAAATTGGAATGAAGTAATATGATTTTATAGAATCACCTAAAGATTTAAACTGTTCATATAAAGCTAAAATATTTAAAGCTTTCTTGGTATTGTTATGGGATTCAGCAATTATGCCACTTAGGAAAAAATAAATCCAAGATACCCAGTTATTACTTTTAGAAATATTGGCTAAATTATGAATATACTCATCACGATTACGTTCGAAATAAGAGCTCATGTAGAATATGGGAGACGGAATAATTCCACGATAATAAAAGAATAGAGGAATTAGCAATCTGCCTATACGTCCATTACCATCTTCAAATGGATGGATCATTTCAAATTGTGCATGAATAATAGCTGCTTGAATTAATGGATTTATCTCATCATGGTGGAAATACATTTCTAGATTAGACATATAAGAATCTGTTAGTTGTGGAGAAACAGGTGTATAAGAAATAAAATCATATCCACCGATATAGTTTTGTAGTTTTTTAAAAGCACCAGGATGTTTTGTAGACCCACGAACATTATCTAGGAGAATGGCATGCATTTCTTTAATAATTTTTATTGTTAATGGTTCTTTACTATTGGGATTTGATAATTGATTATATGGTGAAATAGTATCTAATGCATGTTTTAATGCAGAACGATAATTTAGAATTTCTTTTAACTCATCATCTTGAATATCAGTTTGGTTACCAGCTTCATGATTAAGAATATCTTCAAGCGTTGCGTGAGTACCTTCTAATTTAGAAGATAACACGGCCTCTTGTGTAGTGATAGGTGATAAAAGCAAAATAGGATTCGGCGTATTAACTAAAAAGCCTTTATATTCACCTAATGCCATATTCGCCTCGGAAGATAGTTTAATTAATTCAGGAGTGAGTAAATTAAAAGTATCAAAAGGTAAACGTTCAGGCTCATATGGTGGCGGTGCAGATCTACGTAATTCTACAAGCCTTTCATCCGTAATATTAGACATAAAATATAACTCCTATAAAATAAGCAACATAATATAATTGGAAAGTTTTACAGTATATGATGATAAAAATCAATAGTTTCTAACATATCATCTGTAAGTTCTTTCCGTCTTACCATGTGTTCAATTAAATTAACATGATGATCTATATGAAAATCATCATTAATGATATGCAGCAATTCATGCTTTACTTCATTACGCATATCTTCAAAAGACATATTTTTGCGAATATAAATATTGTGTACACCTTCATCTTCCCCAGTTGATGAAATAGCTTTCACATTAGGAATATCACACTCAATAATATTAATAATCAAACTAACAACCCCTAATAGTATTATTTATTATGTTTTAATTTTAAAAGCTCAATATATTCAACTGCTTTCTCCATATCTTCTTTAGAAATACCACGTGATGCGGAGAATAATAAACGAGCAGAAGGACGAGTACGAAGGTATTCAGCATATTCAGCGGTTTCATGATCTAGATAATACCCTTGAGAAGTATCATCCTTATCCCAACCAATTAACCATTCTGGCTTTACTTCTAATATAGGAGCTAATCTATTAATAAAATCAATAGAAACACTAGCAATTTTGCCTGATTCATATCTTTGCATATTACTTTCACTAATACCTAATCTTGCTCCTAGGTCAGCTAATGTTATACCTTTTTGTTTTCTAATAGTTTTTATTCTTTCTCCTATTTCTTTATTTATTGTATTTCTTTCGTCGATACTCATAACATGCCTCCAAATAAGAATCGCCCTTACAATCTTATATTACAATAAACTTGAATAAAATTCAAGAAAAATTATAAAACTTTTATAAAATCTTGCATAGAGCGGTTGACAGGTTTTTCTAATAGGCTTATCATGTAACTAGAAACTTGCATATGGTGCAAGTAAAGTGAGGTGAAAAGATGAAACTAGAAAAACTGAAAGGGTTGTTGGTAGAACACAAGAAAACATATGCAGATTTAGCAGAGCTATTAGGAGTGTCTATTACAACCATTAACAGCAAAATGAATGGAAAAACACAATTTGATGTAGTAGAGGCTACAATGATTAGTGATTGGCTTGGATTAGACTGCTCTAGTAGAGTAGATATTTTTTTACACAATAACTTGCATAATATACAAGTTACAAATTAACAGAGGTGAAATCAAATGGAAAAATAAAAAGCCACTAACAAAAGTTAGTGGCAATAGATAGGATATTGGGCGCTCGTGGATGGAGTATTGGTAATGCTCCTCACCATCTATGCGTTGCACCTTACAAAGCATACAAGGCATTTACTTTGTCTTGGCTCAAGGTTGTCCTGTTGCAGCAGGAGATTCCTTGAATTCACCCAATTTGCAATTAGTAATTACTTACTAATGGGACGTATAAACATCCTTTCTTAAACCAAAATCACGGAATTGAGCGATACCAGAGGATTTCGCTAATTGAAGCATTGGATTATTAGCTACATTTTGAGCTAATGCAAGAGCTCCTTGAATTGTTGATTGAGTTTCAAATGCTTTTGCGAATGCGTTATTTTCTGATTCTTTAATCATAGAAATAACTTTACCTGTGTTTCTGATAGTTTCTAATTGTGGTTGGACCACCAAGATGTTATCGTAAAGGTTTTTTATCCTTCACATCTACTTGTTACCAAGTAGTTCAGCATATGTCATTATCCTATCAAAAAACATTATACATGAATAAATAATGAAAATAAAACAAAGAGGTGAAACAAAATGAAAGACTTAAGACAACCAATGAACAACGCTCAACTATATCAAGTGAAAGAGTCATATAAAGATCCAATTGTAATGGAAGTGATTTCCTTATTAGAACAAAAAGAAGGACTTACATATGCAGGAGCAAATGAAATCCTTCTTAGTGTTTCTACTGTATTAGAATATGAAGCTACTTATCTTTCAAAGTTACCGTTACAGAAATAATAGTGAAAACATATGAAGAAAAAAACAATAAAATGCCACAAATGTAATGTAGAAGTACTGGATGGAAACTTCTGTGAACATTGTGGGGCGAAATTAAAACAAGTATGTGATTGTTGGGTGTTAAAGAAAAAATATAATTGTGGTTTTGATGAATGCAAAGGTTATAAGTTGTTAATTGATAGTATCAAGGGAAAAGAATTTTCTTGATGCTTTCAGATATAACATCAGTAATAACATTTTTGGCTAAACTACCGATTTCAGAAGGTAATTTATTAAACAATAATCTTAGTTTTAAAGCGGTTACTTCTGCTTGAGGAGTTTCATCAAAGATGATTGGTAAATAAGACATAAAATGTTGTTTTTCATCAGACTTAGTAATGAAGTCAACATGTAGAAATAGGTTCAAGAAAAAAGTTATGTCCTTGGCAAGCCAACTGATTAAGGAATTACGAATATTGTGTGTGTGTGGAAGTGGCAATAGTTTAAGTAATTCGTCATATTCGATTAACTCAAGAGGAGTTAGTTCGAAATGATTTTTATAATCTGGTGGAATGATTGGGACGTATGGATTTTCACTATAAAGCAAGGATTTACATGTAATCAATTCACCATGTAACTCGCAAAGAAATTCGACTTCATAGAAGTTATCAATAGTAAGTGTTTGATAGATTGCAAATTCTAAAGCTTGTAACTCTTTAATTGTTTTAGTCATAAATTCACCTCCTTTCAAGCTAATTATAACACTAGGCAAGGAGATGCGAAGGAGAGACAAATGGGAAGAAATAGTGATGCATTAATAAATGAAATGCGAAAAGAGGTTAGTCAAATACGAATTATTAAATTGATTGGAGCTAAGAACCTTATTAAAGAAGTAATACATTATGATCCAAGTAAAAACTCAAAATATAAAACAATAATTAACATGATTGATGAAGCAATTGTAGATGAACTTAAAGTCCAAGAAAAGTCAATGCAAGCTTTGAGGCAATAACTTTGACAACCTCAAGAGAAGCTGAACCACTAATCTTACCAAGAGTGGTTTTAGTTTGTTTCCAAATAGAATCATCACGAATTGTATCTAAATAATCATGACCTTCGTTCGTTAATCTAGTAATGGAAATATAAGGTGCTGTTTCATCGATTATACCAATAATAAATCCTGCATCATCTAAAAGAAAAACATGATAAAGGATAAGTTCTTGGTTTTGATGAAGT